AATTAATACTATTGCTCCTATGTTAATTGCATCTTTTGATATTGAATGTACTAGTAGTTCAGGTGATTTTCCAATGGCAATTAAAACATATAAACGATTTGCACAAGATTTATGTGAAAATGCGAATATTATTTGTTCAAATGACATTGATATCTATGGTATTATTACACATATAATGACAGAAGATTATAAACTTGATAAAACTCATTCAATTCATAAAATTAATATGAAAAATAATCCAAGTTCTGAACAATTAGAAGGTATTAAAAAGAAATGTGGAAATATTAAAAAAATTTTACAAAAAATATCAACGACTAAACTTACACAAAAAGAAATACAATATGAAGAAGATAATATTCGAAATATATTAACACGAGAATTACCTAAACTTGAAGGTGATCCTATTATTCAAATTGGAACTACATTTCATCGATATGGTTCTGATGAAATAATTTATAAACATTTAGTTAATTTAGGAACTTGTGATAAAATTGATGGTGTTGAGGTTATTGTTTGCAAAACAGAAAAAAGATTAATTGAAAGATGGAAAGAAATGATGTTATCAATGAGACCTGATATTATAACCGGATATAATATTATGGGTTTTGATTTTAAATATATTTACGATAGAACTACAGAATTATTAATTCAAGAATCATTTATGCTTGAATTTGGTAAATCAAGTAAAATTAATGCTAGTTTTAAAAGTAAAACATTAACTTCATCCGCATTAGGAGAAGTTAATACATATTTCTATGAATTTGAAGGAATATTAGTTATTGATTTATTTGTTTATGTAAAAGCACCTACTATATTAACATTGGATAATTACAAATTAGATAATGTTGCAGAACATATATTAGGTGAAACGAAAGTTGATCTTAAACCTAATGAAATTTTCTCAAAATTCTTAGGAACATCTAAAGATCGTGCAGATATTGGTATTTATTGTATTCAAGATTGTGTTTTAGTAAATAGATTATTTCATAAAATGAAGGTATTAGAAAATAATATAGGTATGAGTAATGTATGTCTTGTTCCACTTTCATATATTTTTCATAGAGGTCAAGGTATTAAAATTTATTCTCTTGTTATGTATGAATGTTCCAAACGTAATCAAGTTATACCAAGTAAAGCATTCATTGATGATGGAATGTATGAAGGTGCAATCGTATTAAATCCTAAAACTGGTATTTATGTTGATGATCCTATTGTTGTTTTTGATTATTCTTCATTATATCCAAGTTCTATGATTGCTGAAAATTTATCACATGAATCACATATATTACCAGAAGATATTTGTAATTATATTAAAGATGATAAATTAATTGAAAATAATGATGACCTTATTTTAAATAAAATTGAAATTGATGGTGATCCGCATTATTATATCAAATATCGTAATGGTAAAAAATCCACTATTCCACAAATTCTTGAAATGCTTATTAAACAACGTAAAGCTACAAGAAACAAAATTGAATATAAAACAATAAAAACTTCTTCTAAAGAATACATTGGATTATATAATTCTAATAATAATACAATCAAAACACCCGACGAAATATTAAATATTGAAGATGATATAATATCTATTACAGATACTTATAATGATTTTGAAAAAGCTGTATTTGATTCATTACAATTAGCTTACAAAATTACTGCTAATTCATTATACGGACAAACTGGTGCTAAAACATCACCTATTTATATGAAATCTATTGCTGCATGTACTACCGCAACTGGAAGAAATATGATTATGAAAGCTAAAGATTTTGTTGAAAAAAACTATAATGCTGATGTTATTTATGGAGATACTGATTCTATCTTCTGTAAATTTAATTTAAAACATAAAGGAAAAGAAGCAGTTCCTGAAGCTATTGAAAAAGGTTTAGAAGTTGAAAAAGCTATTGCTGAACATTTAAAAGCTTACAAACCACAAGCTCTTAATTACGAAAAAGTTCTATATCCTTTCATTCTTTTTAGTAAAAAACGGTATGTTGGATTATTATATGAAACTGATCCAAATAAATGTAAAGAAAAAAGTATGGGTATTGCTTTAAAACGTAGAGATTATTCTAAAATTATGAAAGAAGTATATGGTTCTGTTATTAAAAAGATATTATGGGAAAATGATTTACCTGGTTCTTTTGAAATATTAGATAAACATTTACAAAAAATTGTTAATGGTGATGTTGATCTTAATAGTCTTATAATATCCAAAACATTGAAAAGTACATATAAAGATCCTACGAAAATAGCACATAAAGTATTAGCAGAAAGAATAGGAGAAAGAGATCCAGGTAATAAACCTCAAATTAACGATCGGTTAGCATATATTTATATTGAAAACGAAGATCCTAAAGCATTACAAGGAGATCGTATTGAAACTAAAGATTTCATTTTAGAAAATAAAGATACTGTAAAACCTGATTATCTACATTATATTAAAAATCAAATTATGAATCCTGTAATCCAATTATATACACTTTGTATTAATGAAATTCCTAATAATAAATTTCCACCTAATTATTGGGAACTTGAAGCTGATAAATTAAAATTGAAAGATATTTATCAAGATTATGATAAGAGAATGTCAAGAATTGAAAGTCTTAAAGAACAACACGTTCAAAAATTATTGTTTGAACCTTATATTCGTCTTCTTGAAAAACCGGTATATGATAAAAATGGAAATATTGTTAAAAAACGTATTACATCCTCACAAAAAGAAGTTGTTAATTTAGATTTTAAATCAAAGAAAGATGAATTAGAAAATGTTAATATACCTGTAATTGTAAAAGGTGATACTAAAAATAGTAAATTAATTATAACAATAGGAGATATTAAAACGGAAAATACTTTTAATAAAAAAGATAAAAAAGAACTTTTAATTGTAAATGCAATGAAAGATTATATTGAAATACATAAAGATAAATATATAATATTCAAAGTTAAAGGTTGTACAAATCTTATAAATGAATATGCAAAAATTAAAGAAATAAATTCAAATACTACAGATAAATCTTGGTTAGATCTTGGCGCTCCTACATTAATTATGTTTCAACCTATTATTAATTATTATTACAGAATGAATATTACAAGCGTATAAATAGTTATTTTATAGAAAAAATAAATGGCTTATCTATTTATCTTTAGAATGATTTTAATAATTATTATTTTTATAGTATCTTTAATTCCATATTTATATTTTAATTTTAATTCTTGGTGGATAAAACTTATGTCTAAATTATTATTAAAAATTGCAAATTTTAAAAATGTTAAAGTTAATAATGCTAAATTATTTAAACATTACATTAATACTGATAAAAAATTATTAGTAGTTGCAAATCATAAATCTTTATTTGATGGTTTCGTTTTATTAAATAGTTTGCAAGATATTGGATTTATGTTAAGTAGAAAAGGGGGTAATTTAGTGCCTTTTATTAATGCTATTAACAAAAAATCAAATTCGTTTTTTTATGAACCAAATCAAGGAACAAAAACTTTAATAGATAAAATTAATTTACGAAAGATAAATGATAATATAATTGTTGTATTTGCAGACAGTATGAATCCTATACCTGTAGGTAAGAATATAGCACCTTTCAAAACAGGCGCATTTCAAGGTAAATTTGATATATTACCAGTTGTTATTAAATATAAAAATTGGTCTATAGATCCTACATTTAGATGGTATGATAAAGAACATCCATTTATTGGATTTTATAAAATATTATTAGATGGTAATTGCGAAGTTGTAACAGATGTAATGGATTTAGTAAGTTGTCAGGAAAATATGAGTGTTGAAGAATATTGCGATTATGTATATAATCTAATGAATACAAGATATAATGAATTATAAATATTACTAGCGTATAAATAGTTATTAATTATTTTTATGAAAAGATAAATGTTAATCTTTAGAATTATAGTATTAATTATTTTATATTTTATATTTTACATTGGATATGTATATTGTGGATTAGATAATTGGTGGATAAAATATATGAATAAATATTTTTTTAAAGTTGCAAATATACATAATATTAAAATTAATGGTGAAGATAAAATACAACAATTATATGAAAGTGATAAAAAATTTATAGTTGTATTAAATCATAAATCAGTATTTGATATGTTCATTACTTTTTATGTTAATCCTAATATTTGTATATTAACTAGTGTAGCAGGTGCTAAAATATGCCCAGGTATGTATCAATTAAATAAAAAAATTAATAGTATTATTTTTGATTCTAATATAAAAGGACAAAGAATAACTGATCTAATTTATAATCGTATATCGAATAGAAAACCTAAAGATAATATGTTAGTTATTTACCCTGATGCTATGGAACCTATACCAATTGGTAAGAATATAGCTCCTTTCAAAACTGGAGCATTTAGAGGTAAATTTGATATTTTACCGGTTGTAATTAAATATAAAAATTGGACTATAGATCCTACATTATATTGGTATAAAGGAGAACATCCTATAATATGTTTTTCTAAAGTATTATTAGATGGTAAATGTGAAGTTATAGCAGATGTTATGGATTTAGTAAGTTGTAAGGAAAATATGACTGTTGAAGAATATTGCGATTATGTATATAACCTAATGAATACAAGATATAATCAATTATAAATCTAAACATACTATACCAATATATAACACAACACCATTTATTAAATGCCAAATAAATGCATTTTGTTTTTCCCAAGATATATGATATGGTTTTTTTATATATCGTTTGTGATTATTTAATAACATTATAATATTAACAAATAACAATGTTAAAAATATTAATTTTGAATTAAAACACTTTAAACTTTTAAATATTGTAAAAATTATTTTTAAAAAACTTATTGAATATGTAAGATGAATTAAAACTTTTAAATCTATATTAATATATATCAATATAAATAAAATATAAATAATTAAACATATTATACTATTTGGATATAATATATACAAAGCAATAAAAAAAATAATAGATGTATCAAATTTATATATGATTTCCATTAAATCTAAATGATCTTCAATTTCATGATCATACATATGAAACAAAGATGACGATATACATAACAATAAAAAACTTATTCTTAAAAATGTATTCTTTAATATAATTGATATTATAAGAAAAAAAACAGGTGAATATATAAATATATTATACATTTAACTAAACAAACACACTAAATATTTTACAATCATAATACAGTTGATAAAATAAAATATATGTATGAATTAATATTCCATAATTTATAAAAATATTCCTAGTTGATATCCAAATTAATATAAAAAATGGAATAATACACAACCATAATACAAACTTATTTAAATTGTAATTTATTCTTAGTGTAAATGATAATGTATATATAATTCCAAATAGCATATCATTTAAAGAAAACTTAAAAAATGAAATTTTAATAAAGTAATGAAAATAAAATGGAAAAAGTAAAAAAATACTATATATTATATGATAGTATTTACTATTACATTTCCCTTTTCTAACTAATGTCATTAAAAATGGTGATAGTTGAATTGCATATAATGGTAAAAAAGTATATGTTGGATCTGGTATAACTGAAAATAATGTAGCACCAAACTGTCTTTTAGCATATTCAAGTTTAATTTTATTTATTTCATCTTTATTTAAATTTTCTGGATATGGCATTGCATTTGTTGTTCTACTGATAGTAGAACCATATTTTTTAGTTATTACATTTGATAAATGTAAAACAAAAATAATTAATCCTGTTTTAAATAAAATTTCAAAATATAAATTTATTTGTATATTTACTAGATGAAATAATGTCATTATTACGTGTCTTGATGCAAATAACAAAGAATGATATCTAAATTCAGTCCATATCATAGGAGAAGTATAATTACGATTTTTAGGTAGTTTAAATTGTAATGATAATAAAGGTAAAATTAAATGACTTAATACAGTTAAAATATCAAATGTTTTATTAGCATTTATTGTAAATGCTACCTTATATAAAATAATATTGTATAATCTTAACACAAAATTTAATAAACAAATAAATCCAAAAATAGAATGTAAATGAAAAAAATCGTGTGATGTAAATAATTTTGCCATAATTTAATAAAATGTTTTATAAATCTTTTATATAACCTAATGAATACAAGATATAATCAATTATAAATAATAAATGGGTCAAGGACCTAGCACACCTGATACAATTAAAACTACTCCTAATATTTTTAATACTACTAAATGCCCACTTGATAATGATATTAAGAAAAAGAAATGTAATGAATATTCTACTGTTAATGATACTAAATTATTAAAATATATTAAATGTAATTATTATACAGCAAAAGAATATCAAGATATTGATAAAAACTTATTACCTAAATATATGAGCAAAATACGTAAAACAGTAAATGTTGGTAATACTAAAATAATAGATAATGAAACCCGAAATGAATTATTTGAAAATTTGAAATATGATAAAGAAAAACATAAAGATGATATGGATATTTATCAATTTTCAATGAATAAAGAACAATTAAAAAAATTAGAAGAAACAATAGATAATATATTGGATAATTTAAGTAAAAATGTAATAGGTGGTAAAATACCTGGACCTATTTATGTTGCTTATTCAAAAATATTAGATTACAATGGTTCATATCTTACACGTTATGTTGATACTAAAAAAAACGATGGTAATGAAACAAAACGTAGATTTTTTACTGATTTATCTAAAGAACTTAAAAATAATAGAACCGTTGTTGATAACACTATATTTGCAAGATATGTATGGAAAGGTAATATTGACTTAATTATTTTAATACCAAATATGAATAATTTAAATAAAATTCATACAAATATGTTTGATTATTATATTAATAATCAAATTGTTGATTATATTGTTAATAATAATTTTATGAATAATATTATTCCAAATGATATGTCTATTTATCCTAAATATTTACATAAGAAAATTAAAAAAGAATTTAATTTTGAACGAGATAATAATAATATTTGCACTTTTCATGGTTGTAATACTCAAGAACATACTGAAAATTTAGATGTTATATTACCAATATTTAGTAAAGATGATAGTACAATGAGAAATAATGTAAAATCAACAAAAATATATTTACCTAATAAATGTTTAAGAACTGTTGATTATGTTAAAAATGGTTATAATCCTAAAGGTAATGAAATAAGAGATAAAAAACTTTTTAATATAAATGTAGATTATAATGATATAGTATTTGAAATGATCTTTTGTATGGCTATTGATTGTATGTTTGAAAATGCAGATAAAGATTTCGGTGTTGCTAAAAGATGGAATAATTATATTGATAAATATAATAAAAATCCTAATTCTTTACGTGAAGATGAAATATGTGATGATAATATTGTTAAACATATGAATACTTATATATATGAATGTATTAAAGGAACACCACCACCCAAACAAGAAGGGGAAGAAACACCTGGATTAGCAATTGAACCTATAACTATTGAAAAAGATCATTATACAAAATGGAATGATGATATTATGAAAGAATTAGCAAGACGTAAAAGTATTTTTCCAGGTATTCAACAATATACTTATCCATTTTTTCAATTTATTCCAAATGAATCAAAAATTAATGATAAAATATTTTATTTACCTTGGGGTAATAGATTATTAACTAATAATGAATATTTAATTGAAAATGAATTTAAAACAGAAATTAAATCACATAATAATGTTTATTCTTTATTTACAAATGAATATGGACAACTTGGTATTAAACAAAATGGTAGAATCAAAAAATGGTATAGCACTTTTAAATTTCCTAGAGATAATTATGGTATTAAATTAACTATTGGATGTAAAATAACAGTGGTTAATGATAAAGATTCTACTATTTTAACATTGAAAATTACAAATCAAACAGATTTTAAAGTTCCTTTATCATTAATAGTTGATAATAATGGTTCTATAATAGTATATGAAAATGGTTTTAAACCAATTAATATGACAAGACCATTTACAATATCATCAAATTCAAGTGCAAATGACATTGATACTATAAATAAACAAGGATTATGGTATTATATGACCGGAAAAAAAAGTGCATATGATAATAATATTGAAAGAACTACTGAAATAGAAAGAACTACAGATATTGAAAAAACTACAGGAACTAAAGTAAATATAGGAATTGAAGAAGATATAGGAATACCAATAATATCTAAAAGAATAATAACATATTTGAAGTAATATACAATATATTATAAAAAATAATATATTGTAAATGAAATAATCTAATAAGTTTTAATCTTTTTGATTTATAAATAATAATGAATACTTTAGATTTATATTTTAAAGATCATAAATACCCTTTAGTTAGTCATCAACTCGATAGTTATAGAGAATTTTTAAGAACTTATATTCCTAATATAATACGTAGTAATAATCCTATTAATATGATAAAAACACAAAATGATAAAATCGTTTTTAAAATTGAAATTGAAATAGGACATAATGACCAAATCTATGTTGATAGACCCATTATTATGGAAAATAATAAAGATATATTATTAACTCCAAATGAAGCAAGATTAAGAAATCTTACTTATCAAACAAATATATATGCAGATGTAAAATTTAATTTCTATGATCGTAATAATTTTGAAAAACCGGTTGAACTTGAAAATAATGTTTTTAAAAAAATGTATATAGGTTCTGTTCCTATTATGCTTCACAGTGATGCTTGTATTCTTCATGGTAATAATAAAAAAGTATTAAATGAAATGAAAGAATGTAGTTATGATTATGGTGGATATTTTATATTAGATGGAAAAGAAAAAGTAATTATATCACAAGAAAGAATAACTAAAAATCGTTTATTTTTACAAAAATTAGATGAAGATGATAATTTTAGTCATAAAGGTTATATATCTTGTATTGCAGAAAAAGGTGAAGGATCACTATATCCTAAACGTTTTGAAATGAAAATGTGGAGGAAACCAACAAAAATGGAATATAATAATCGTATTAATAATAAATTTATTAAAGAAGATTTAGGTTTTTCAGATGTTATAAATTGTTTGCCAACTTCAAAATATCATAAAGCGGGTTCAACTGTATTTAATATGGCAAAAATTGGAATTGATATACCAATTGTATGTTTATTTAATTATTTAGGTATTTTAACAGATTTCGATGTTTATGAAACAATATTTGGAAATCCAGATGATCATACAATAGAACAAAAAAATAAATATGAAGAATTTTTAAGACCAAATATTATAAATTCAAATATTTTTACTAATTTTGATAAAAATTTTGATTTAGTAAATTATATTTTACATAATAATAAAAGTAATATTAAGAGTAAATCAATAATAAATGGTATTCTTAATTTAGATTTATTTCCAAATATAGAATCTTGGGATGGTAAAGTTAAATATTTAGGTTATATGGTTAAACAATTTGCTTATTTTACATTTGGTTATTTAAATGAAACAGATAAAGATAGTTATTTTTATAAAAGAATTGATGTAAGTGGTGTTATGTTAGCAGATTTATATAATACTACATATGCAAAATTTATTAAAGAAATTCGTAATAAAATTGATAAAAAATATAATTATAGTAGTATTATTGATATTGATATAATTAATAATACAACGGGTAATGAAAATATTAAAATGTATGAAAAGTTTATGGGAACTCATGATGATGTTCGTAGAATTATTCCATCTATTTATATGAGTGAAACTTTTGTTAAATCCTTAAAAGGTAAATGGGGATTATCTGATGCTAATCCAGATGATTGTGAAGAAGGTAAAGTTCAAGATCTATCAAGAATAAGTTATTTAAGTTATTTATCTCACGTTAGACGAGTTAATATAGATATTGATCGGAGTCTTAAATTATTTAAATCACATATGTTACATATACATCAATATGGTATTATTTGTCCATATGAAACACCTGATGGTAGTGCTATAGGATATTTAAAAAATCTTGCTTTACTTGCAAAAATTACTGCTGGAACTGATCAAGATGATATAATTAGGTGTTTAAATGATAGTGAAATATTTATACCATTGGAAAATTGTAGTTCAAAAATATTAAATAAAGTTAAAACAACATTAATATTTGTAAATGGAACTTTAATTGGAACTACACATAAACCTATACTTTTAAATCGATTTTTAAAAGTGTGTAAGAAAACTGGATCAATTAATATATTAATTGGTATAATATTAGATCGTCTTAATAATGAAATACGTATTTTAACAGAAAGTGGTAGAGCAATGAGACCTTTATTTGTTGTTAAAGATAAACAAATTCATAATATAAAAAAAGATGATAAATGGTTTAAATTATTATTAGGATCTTATCATAATAATATTGATTATTCTGAAAATATATATACAAAAAATGGTTATAATTCACCTTTTATTGATTCTAAATCAAAAGATTTAATTAAAATTGTTGAAATAATGGAAAAACAGTGTGGAGTTATAGAATATATTGATATTGAAGAAACCGATGTATCTTATATCGCTATGAATCAAAATTCTATTAATAATCAACACACACATTGTGAAATACATCCTTCCACTATGTTAAGTGTTGTTAGTGTTAATATACCTATGTGTAATCATAGTTTTGCTGCACGTAATATATTCCATGCATCACAATCTAAACAAGCTATTGGTATTTATGCTACTAACTTTAAAGATCGTTTTGATACTGCCGCATATTTATTACATTATTCACAAAAACCTATCATTACAACTAAACCATCTTATTTAACACAAAGTGAAAGTATGCCCAATGGAACTAATATTATTGTAGCTGTTATGGCTTATTCTGGTTTTAATCAAGAAGATAGTTTAATGATTAATCGCGGAACAATTGAAAGAAGTTTTGAAGAAATTAGTTCTTTAAAATCTGTTTCTTTAAGTATTTCAAATAAAGAAGTTAATGAAAAAGAATATTTCTGTAATCCTAAAGATCTTATTGATAGAGGTATTACCGTTAAAGGTTTTAAGAAAAAAGCAAATTATAGTTATTTAAATGAAAATGGATTTATTAAAAAAGGAATCTATATTCCACCAAATACTGATGTAATTGTTATTGGTGCTATTTTAGAAAGAACCGTTATAAATACTGTAAAAAAAGGTATGTTTAATCAAACGGTTTCACAAAAAGAATATATTGATATATCAGTTATGACAGATATATCCGCTTATGGAATAATAGATGATGTATATATTTCTAATAGAACTATAAGAAATAAAGATAAAATATGTAAAGTGCGATTTCTTAAAATTAAGCAACCTGAAATTGGTGATAAACATTCTAGTAGACATGGACAAAAAGGAGTTATTGGACGTATATTTGATGAAGAAGATATGCCTTATACAAAAGATGGATTAAGACCAGATATAATAATGAATGCACATGCATTTCCTTCGCGTATGACAATTGGTCATATTGTCGAAAGTGTATATGCAAAATTATGTTGTATTAAAGGTCATCAAGGAGATGGAACAGTATTTGTTCCTTTTGATCGTGAAAAAATGCAAGATGATCTAAGTAATTCAGGTTTTGAAAGAAATGGAACTGAAATTATGTAT